GGTCTCGGTGCCGGTGTTCGGACGGCCGGTGTTGAGGTGGTTGTAGTACATCGGTGCCTGTCCGACGGTCTTGAGGAACGTGACAGGGGTCTTTCCGGACGGAACGGAGCCGTCATATGTAAGGGCGCGGCGTGGTTTCCGAGCGGGGGCTTATACCCCCCGCAAATTGAAAACCTTTTTGCAAACGCAACCGTCGCTATCGTAAACTTCAACAATGCAGCTGTCTATACACCAAAGCAAGTTTATGAAGGCTTGCATAGTGGGAAAGAAAGTCGAGGAAAACAAGACTGTGGGCAAGTCGTAGTTGACGGCGTTTTCATTCATAATCACCCGTCTTTGACAAGCAAAGTTTTTCTGTTTTCGGTAGCAAATCAAAGCGTCGTCAAGATTGTTATCCAGCGTAATTACGGCGGAAAACCTACCTTTTTCAGTCGCGCTGTACATTGCTACCGCTAGTGTTCTAAACTGCTTTTCGGTGAGCCGGATGGTCTTGCCATTAGCAGTGGTATAGAGTTTTGTCATCTTATCTAATCCTTTCCTTTGTTCGTGTTGGGTAGCAGGAAAGCGGATTAGTCCGCTTTCCCGTAGTAGTAGGTGTTTGTTGCTTACTTGCCTAAAGCAACTTGCTGTAAAGCGTTGGTGATAGCAGTTAAGCTATAGCCTGCTTCTTTAGCCCGTTCAATACCTGTAGCTAAGTCGAGTTTCAAAAGTTTAATCAACTTTTGCTCGTCGTTTTCGGGCGGTACGTAATCACCGCTTTCAATCAGTTTAGCAAGCAACTCTGCCCAAAAGGCAAAGCGCTGTTTAAATTCAGAAAACTTCTGTTCCCCATCCTTAACCGTAATAGGCTTGCCGTTTTGAGTTTCTTTCATTCCCAGCAAAAGCATACCGAAATCGGCAACCATTGCAGCAGTGTCTTTTTGTGGGCGGATGGTGTACCGAAAGCCCATTTCTGCAAAGGCTGCGTAATAGGCTATCTTAGCCGTTTCGTTATCAACCTTGCTTAAAGCCTCGTCGGCATTAAGTTCTGGTGTTTTAATACCGCTTAAATCGTCAGTTTCGACTATAGCCGCCTGTTTCGCTTCCTTTTCCGCCTGTTTTGCCGAGATGATTTCTGCGATTGTGGTCATCTTTTTGTCCTTTCATAATGTTCGGGCTTAAAGCCCGTTGTTTGATTGTAATGTGCTATAGTAGCGTGTTTCGTATTAACGATTGATAGTAGCACACCGTCAAGCAACCCACTTGACAATTCTAAATATAGGCTATCCCAAACACCTTTTCAAGAAACTTATTGTGATAATTGAAAATTATTTAAAACGATTTGTGATTTCTATCCCTTGCCTATCTTTGCTATCCTTGCCAACTAACTACACCTTTTAATTGTTTCATCTTTCCAAACACACTTTAGGCTGCTGTTAGCACGTACCCAAATATATCACGCCCTATGTGCGCGCGCTACCCGTGTGTTGATGCTACTAATATTGTGCTATGTTTAAGCACAGTCCAACATCATCTTTGCTACCTTGCTCTGCTAACACTCTCACCCTGCCCTATCACTTTGGCACAATCACTTTCTTCTATCAAATACCCGATTTTCCCTGCTATGCTGCTAAGAAACTTTACATTTTACTGCGGTTTTTACAGGTTTTAGGGATTTTGACCTTTTTTAAATATTATGAAAGAGTAATGTAAAATGTAAATTTACAATTTACAAAACACTTTCGAAACCCGTCATATAATATGACCACAATACCCCTAAAAATGGGCTTAATCAGCCAATTTTTCATTAAATTCAGGCTTCGCCTGCCTATATTTCCATAGCCCTTTGCATAGTGCATAATTGCCTGTTCTTGCCCGTACTGCGTAGTGCGTACCAAGAAATCTTCCTCCGTCCCGCCTGCCCGTCCCACATAGCATACATTGCATAGCATATCATACCTGCCCCAGACATATTCGCATAGCACCTACCTGCCTGTGCATACATCACGCCTAGCATACCTACCCGCACCTATCACCTGCACGCTTGCGCTTCTGCTTTGTTCCCGTTTCGTTCCACTGTTCAAAACCGCCCCAAAGTTCAACCTCTGATTGCAAAATACAACCGCCAAAATCACCGTGAACAAAACGGGAAAATCACCGAAAATCCAAAATATAAGATTTCCGAAGGAAATCTTAAATGTCAAGGAAAAAGATTTTGAAAAAAGTTCTTGACAAGCCCAAAGCGATTTGGTAAGCTTGCCTTGTTTCGTCGCCCTTGGGGATGGCGGAACGGTTGGCTTCCTGCGTATGCGTAATGCGTAATGCGTAGCGTGAATACGTAGCGTGAAAGTTGGAAAGGAGATACTGTTATGTCAAAGATTGATGAACTGTTAAGGCTTGCTATGGAAAAATGCGGTGTTGCACCTTACACGTCCGAACGGCTGCGTAGGAAAGGCATCGCGCCCTATCCTAAGCTTGCTACTCCTGAGGACCTCGCGGCACGTCAGGCAGGCATAGCACGAAACATCCGCAAAGAGCGTGAGTTCCTCGAAAGCCTCACGCCTGCCCAACGCAAAGACCTTGCTATGCCCAGCGTCCAACGTAAGACTATGGCGCAATGTCTGGAGAGCAATCCCAACTACCTGTCCAAAGTAGACCATAGGCTGGAACAAGAGCAGAACTACGAGCATATGCTCGAACAGAACATCCTGCACGCCGAAGCGTGGGAACTGCAGCTGTTCAAAGCCGCAGTCGAGGGCGAGCGTATGCGTCGCAAAATGTTGTGCAAGCAACGTGCTAATCTGGAAGCCAATATTTGAACCTAATTATGAACAAGGAGATTACTATTATGACTGGAACTAAACTCCGTCCGATTTGCTATCCGTGCAACGAGGACAAAGACCTGTTTGACCACCTGCGTGATGAACGTACAGTGATGTGGATTGTAGCTAAACTAACAGCAATATACGATATAGCACCCCGCACTATTCGTAGGGACTGGTATATCGAGTGTGACAAGCCCACACCGCGTAACAAAGCTGAAGCATTGTTCAGCATCATCGCCTACCACCTCGATATGAACGTCATCGATGTCCGTGCATTGGTGTTCTGGAGCAGCACGCCTATCTACCGGAAAGTCCTGAAGTTCGCTACTAAACTGCCCTGGACCAAACGCAAAGCCAAAGACAGCGAAGACATCGACACTACCATCCACGGCTGGGTAGCAGATAATCTAGCCGAGCTGTATGAAAGCCAAAAGAAAGCTATGAACGCAATCTGTGATGACCGCACGAAACATCACGAAGATGAGGAGGACTAAGTTATGGGGCACATCTACTATCAAATACGAGCTATCAGCAATGCCCGCGCCACACAGGCTATCGACGATACGCGGCACGTCCAGCCTGTACGTCTAGCCGACAATACAGCCCGTGCAACGCGGCGTTCGGCAAACCTTGCCAGCAAAAATGCCGAGGAAATCATCCTTGGCAACGGCTTCACTACCGTCATCGAGTTTATGGAAGCGTGCAAGAGCAATAACCTGCTTACTAGCCCGGACCAAGAAAACGTCCGCGTTCGTAAGTGCTACTCCGAGCTCCAACAGTACGGGCTACTTTCCGCGTTCTGGGCAATGTTCCGCGCCTACCGTGCGAACAAGGGTAAGCCCGTCCAAGACTATACGTTCGAGCCGCCCGCAACGTGGCACGCACACAATACGACGGTAATTCTAGACAAAGCCAACCGCCAGATTATCATCCACAATCGAATTGACCTCAACACTAGCAAGTACGTGCTAAACTATTCGTGGATGCCGCTTTCAAAGTCCAGTATCGACAGCGAAGCCAACTTCAAGCGCATCCTGCGCATCATTGCTAACAGCGGCATCAAGCGTGCCGTTGACATCGCTATGTCGGAAACAGGAGGTTAAGATGAGAACACTGGTAGAAAATGTCAAATTCGAACGGGGCAAGTGGTATGTACTACGTCCCGACGTTCCATATCATTACTGGGTAACTTTCACGCCTAAGCGCACGGTCAAATTTGATACCGTATTAAAGGATATGTGCCATCTTCAGAACGAGATGAGCCTCACACCTACCGCAGCGTTTGGCTTAGCAATTGACTCACGCAATATAGCGTCCAGATATAGCAAGCCGAAACGTGCTGACGTCACGGCAAGGTATGTAATATACTTCAGCAAATCAGCTGACGGCAAGAACAACATAACCGCTTATGCAGAAAGGGTATAACTATGTCACTCACAACTATGCGGCTCGTTACATCGTGCGAGCCTGTCAGCCTTAAACACGCCAAAGCCATCGTTATGCACCACGGCGAAGTGTTCGCTATTGCATATGGTAATAAACCGCTTACGCTCTACGTATGCCTGCAAAGTATCACGTTCAACCTATTCTACTCTTATGCCCAGCGCAAAGCCAAAGAATGCGGGGCGCAGTCAGGGTTCAACGTCGCGTTAGAGCGTTATTTTGTACCGTTCGCAGATAATCCCTCCGCAGCGAGTGTTAGCGGCTACACGTTCAGGTTTACACCGTCTATACGCAAGCACGCAACGTACGACGTCCTGTGCGTGTACAAAAACCAGAAGTTTGTGGAGAACATCTACAAATGAGCAAGATGGATAAGCTTCTAGAATATGCAGAAACTATCTGCCTAGTACTTGCGGCGGTATTCTTTCTGCTCTGGCTGATACTAACAACTATCGGCTTGATAATCAACTTATAAGGGAGGCTTCCCTAATTATGATAGAAAACAACGAGAAAATCTATTGCTATTGTTGTAGCACCGGACTCAAGCTATACGAGCTGGACGACAACACGATAGCCTACATTCAGGAGTGCGACCCGTCGGGACAGATGCTAGCAATGATAGCGTCCCAGCAAAAGCACCCTGCCCTATCTGCGTTCAAGCAGGACTGGGGACGGCTGGCAGACTGCTGCCCGCACGTATTCCTGTGCTTCCTACTACACAAGTTCATCGCTATACCCAACCTAGCGCACGAGACCTACGCCTACGTCAAGGCTATGGGACAGGTTAGCGATAGCATCGTGCAGATGTACGAGCAGGACATCATCGACGACAAGGTCATCCTTGCCCTGCTTGAACACTTAACGCTCGTGCCAGTAATCACAAGTCCGAATGGCAACAAACCGCTACCCATCCTACTAGCACACCTAAATGTCGAAACGCACCAGTACTACATCACGCTGGACGACATCGAGAAGCTCGAACAAGACATCATTGCTAACACCCACACGATGTCCTGTGCCCAAGTTTCAAGGTGCCTGTCATCGTACTGGGCAGACAATCACTGCTACGTCCCAACGTTGACGGCGATGTATGGCGTGAAAGAAAAGCCTGCGGATACGGTTCGCCGTGTGGTCAAGAAGCATACCAAGTTAATGCTAACAGAAAACACGCTTGAAGCTCTGGACTTCCACTACGTCCATCCGCTACTGGCCAAGGACAGAGTCGAGGATAAGAAAGCACTCAAGGTGCTAAATCATCCGCCCGCTGTCCAAAGTCGCCTTGAGCAAATGGAAGCTCTGGCGGCGTTAATATGCAAGGCACGTCTAGAAAATAATTCTTGACAAACTGAACGGCTTATGCTACTATCTAATTATCGGGCGGCGGGATTGTCCTGCCGTCCTAACCAGACAATCATAGCTATGAAGGAGTTACATTATGTCTGATATCGAAAACAAAGAAAGCAAGGTTGCTGTACGTTCCATCATTTTCGAAACGATGGATGACGCTATCAACAGCGTGGCTGAAAAAGATTACGCCGGTATGGATGACGTGGAACTGGTCGCGTGCCAGACGTCCCTGCCGAAAAAGGTGATGTTGCAGTTGCAGGGCAAGACCGTGGTCGGGCTGAAAGAAATCCCCATTCCGCAGTTCTCGCTGGACTGCTTCGTACCCGTCGAGGGCGAAACGGACGAACAGCGCGCCGAACGTATGAACTTGGCTGCTAAAACGACCGCGTTGTACGACAAGTTCCTGCAGAAAGAAGCCATCCGTTTGGCGAAAGCGGACTGCATGCCCGCTAACATGGAAGCGTTCTTGGACGTGGTCACTGCTACGCGTGGCGGTGTTGAGATTACGACCAAGGAAACCAAGGAAATCATCACGGAATGGCTGCGCGACAACAACCGTGCTACCAAGGAACGCACCGCGGCCGATGGCAAGAAGCGTCCTATCTTCTTCGAGTCTGCCAACAAGCTTATCGAATGCATCAAATCGCAGGTGTACGCTATGCAGGTCTTTGCCGGCACGCCTGAAGACTTGGTCATCAAGCTGGTTGACAAGTTCTACGCTGCGGTCTGCGCCGAGTTCAAAGCACGCGGCAAGTCCACGGTCGTCGTTGACAAGTGGTACAATAACCGCAACGTCAAAGCCGAAACTGCCACGGTTGAACTGGACGTTATTGACGACTTGTTCTAAGCAAATCCAGGACATCTTGGAAAGGCGGGCGCATGCCCGCCTTTCTCTTACCTGCCGCCTATTATTTGACCCTTGCAATAGCCAGCCATACACATGCACATGCTACGACTGTCTATTGGAAAGGCCAAATAGTATCATCGCTGCATACCTTTCCCCTCCACTAACATTAACTTATAGGAGTAATTTATTATGCCTTCAATTTCTGAACTGCTTGCTAAAGCACGTGCTAAACAGGCACAGGCCAACGCCAAGCAAAACAAGACCTCGCCCGTCACGCAGTACGGTGTAGCAGAGGTAGCCAAAGCCACAGCCCGCGCCGATAAGGTAGCGTTGAAAACTGCGGCCGAGGGCAAGCTTGATAGTACGGGCATCCTGCAAGTGCAAGACTTCGATGCTATCACGCTGGACGACAGCCAAGCCAAGGCGTTAGAAACGATTTCACAGCACAAGATGGTCGCGCTAACCGGTGCGGCAGGCACAGGTAAGACCACGGTTCTGCGTGCCTTTGTTAAGAAGAACCCGCCCACGTTCAAGTGGCAACACATACGTGTAGGCGAAGTGACGGACACGCTGTTCCTGTCCCTGACGGGCAAGGCCGTAGCACAGATGCGTCTGGTTCTGCCCAAAGAATACGCCGCGTCCTGCATGACAATCCACTCCGCGCTGGCGGTCTACCCTGAGAAGCAGGAAGACGGCAGGCTGCGCTACGTTCCGCGTTATCACCAAGGTAATAAGCTGGAGTGCAAGCGTATCTTCATCGACGAAGCTACGATGTGCAGCGTCCAGCTCTGGAATATGTTACGTGAAGCCCTGCCTGACGATTGCAAGGTATGCTTCATCGGCGACATCAACCAGCTGCCACCTGTAGCAGGACGTCCCATTCTGGCGTATGCACTGATAGCGTTTCCCTACGCGGCGTTGGAAACTATTCACCGTCAAGCCGAGGAAAGCCCTGTGCTTAGTGCCTGTCACAAAATCCTGCGCGGCGAGCCGATTGATACGACCCGCGGCATGGTTATACGTCAATGTCCCAACGACCCGGTCGATGCTAGCTACGAGATTGTCAAGCGCATCATCGCACTCTATCACAACGGACAGTACAAGCCGATGGAAGACCAGATTATCACGGCGGGCAACACGGACGCGTTAGGACAGGAAGAGCTGAACGCTCGCCTGCTTCCTCACCTGACCCGTGAGGGCAACCCAATGCACAAGGTCTTCTATGCACGGCGGTTCCGTACGTTCGCGGTAGGCACCAAGGTGATGTACACAGAGAACGACTACGAGCTGGGCATCTTCAACGGATTGCAAGGCGTAGTAGAAAGCATCGAGCCTAACCCTGCAGCCGACCCCGACATCGAGTTTGAAAGTATCGGGTTCGGGCGTCCGCTCACGGTAGAGGACGTGCAAAACCTCGACGACCTGACCGACTACAAACGTAGCGAAGAACTGGGTGTCACAGGCAAGGAAGTCCTCGACGAGGAAGATGCCGGACGTCAGGCAAGCCACGTAGTAACGGTCTTGTTCAACGACGGTACCCGTGTCAAGCTATCAAGAAGTTCTCAGATTGCCAACCTGCAAGTAGCGTTCGTATGCACCTGCCACAAGATGCAAGGTTCGGAATGCCGCAAAGCTATCATCATCTGCCACAAATCCCAAGCCCTGCTTCACTCACGTGAGTGGCTGTACACGGCCATATCGCGTGCCAAGGAAGCGGCTATGATTTTCACCAGCACGACGATTAGCAAGCGCAAACTAACCAAACATAATAACGGCGACATCACGCAGACACTTGCTAACAAGGCATCGTTGAACACCAGCATCCAGCAGTGCATCGACAGCCCGCGTATCTTGGGACGGTCTGCGGCCGAGAAAATCAAGACGTACATCCGCACCGTCATGGCTAACAAAGAAGAAGAGCAGCCGCACTGGCTGCCCAACTCGGAGGGCTAAGCACATGCCAAGTAAACGCAAGAAGCAACACTACAAACGCTGCGATATGGACGAGGTAATCGTACGGCTATACGATTTATACAAGGACTTCGCTAACGTACTAGATGAACCGTACTATGCAGCAGAAGTAGCACGTACAATCTACGACCTGACAGGCGACATGGATTGGGAACGTGCATGGTTAGCACAACATGAACTCTGGACAGCACATGAGGCATACTATGAAAATCGTAACATATAATTCCGTATTTAGCAAACAGGTCTACGGCCAGACCGTAACAACGTCAGCGTCAACATCCGTAGTTCTGGACGGCGTCCGCGTTATCAAGTATAGTCCGAACAAGAACTGCACCGTACTAAGCTTCGACGTCCACGGTCCCGAGTTCATCACTGGCAACCACGTCGATGTCATCACCGAGTTCTTAGCCGATGACGGATTTACCAAGCTCAACCTCGGCGACATCCCATACGTCAATAACCAGAACTGCGACGATGACGATGACTGCGATTGAGGCCGAGCTTCTGGACATCCAGAGGCGTACGCTCGAAGACATCCGCAACCACGCAGACAAGGTGAGAAGCGTCCTGCTACACGGTACGGCAGAGAAGAAGCAACAGTTCATCACAGACCTCGGTGTGCTAAACATCTGCGGCACGTGTGAACTGGCGTTCTTCAAGGCCCTGCTGTACCGCATCACCATACCAAAGGCTATGACCATGGCCGCGTTACAACAGCCACTATATGAACGTACTACCTACGCTGTGCCGTTCCAATACGCCAGCCCAAAGACGTTTTTTAGCAGCATGTATGTAGCTAAGACCAGACTGTTAGCCGACGCCACAGGTGAAAGCAGGATGGACATGTACCAAGCTGCGCGTGACAAGATGTGGAAAGAGTTTACGCCGAACGAGGCCGCCCCGCCTGCACGTATATTCCAGGCGGCCAGCATCCCGTACTGGTGTTTCACGATATACCGAACGCAGGTAGGTGAGGGCAAGCCACGCGGCTACTTCCCTGAAGCACCCGCTATCAAGCGCGAACCTACTGCGTATACCTTAACAGATATTGGCGAGGAACTTGGCGTTAAAGAACCGCCCCGCCATATCTTAGCAACCAAACCGTGCGCCCGTAAGGTCGTACAAACTTTTACTGAAGAGGACTTAGAAGATGATTAAATCACCCTGCATTTCTCTGCTAACAGCGGCGCGTCGCGCTCAAGTTGCAGACAACTATCCCGAAGCTGACTGCTTCAACGTCACGCCTAACTTTGGCAAGCGTTCAATTCGCATCTCCGCTATGCGTGGCGACCTGACACTGGGCAGCATGGAATTTGACAACCTGATTATCCCGCCGCACATCTCGCCGACGCCGGTGCTGTATCCTCGCGTGCCGTTCGTGTACGGCGTGGTAATGTGCACGGTAAACGGGACGCCTGCCTACTACTTCGGCAAAGCGTTGAGTCCGATTGACGACCGCCAGATGATTTCGATTGCCGAACTGGACGGTAGCGATTGGAACCCGACAGAAATCGTGGACGATATCACGTCCTGCGTCATCCTGCACGCCCCGATTGGTGAACTGGAAAGTCTGTACCAGCCTGAGGTGCAAGATGCCGACGATTGACGAGCTGCTAAAGGCACGCGCCGCGCGCCAAGCTCAGGCCAAAGTCCAAAGCCAAGGTGCGCCTACGGCACCAAAGGTAGAACCGGCTACCGCACCTGCGCCCGCGTCAACGTCCAAGGTAGAACCCAAGGCAGAACCTCAACCCAAGGATAATTCCGGGGCTTTGCCCCTCTATGCACCTGCACTACAGGACAGGCTGAAAGACCTTGCAGATGAGGAAGACTACATGGACGTTGAGCTTTCGGCACAGTCCTTGGCGGAAACCATGAGCGCGGTTATGGCTATACCGTATCCGCCGGACGTCTTCATCGACCCGTGCGTTGAGTATGCAAGCCAGGCTTTGGAAAACCAGAAGCGGGTTTACATGCAACGCGTCCTGTCCGGTGAACGGCAAAGTGGCAAGCGCGACAAGAAGAAAGCCGTGGCGGTTGCTATGACTATCACCAACCTCGACAACCTGTTTGATTAACATGACAGTCATAGTATCATCGTCAACCATCGCGTCCCTGATTAACTGTCCCAGACGGTTCATCCTGAACTATCACCGCACGGAACGTACACCGTCGCTGGCTACCGAAGTGGGGACGGCAGTGCATCAGGCTTTACAGGATGCAACGGAAGCGGGCGATAGACATGCCGCAACAAAGGCACTTATCAAACGCTATCCGTATGAACTGTGGCTGACCGCCACGAACAAGGAGCGGGCCTCTCGCTCCTTGTTATCTTGTGCTGTTGCTATTGATACGGCCCTCGACACGCTCGACCTACACGGTATGCGTCTGGCCGAAGTGAACGGCAGGAAAGCTACAGAGCTGGACTTCCTGCTGACGCTGACGGACAAAGATGATAAACCGTTAGATATTGCGTACTCCGGCAGTATTGATAGCGTATTCGTTGACAGTACGGGCATGCCTATCATCACGGACTACAAGACAACGACCAAGGATATAAACCTGGCGGTGCTACAATACTCACACTCGTTGCAGGCCTGCATCTACGCCATCGTTGTAGCGTCCGCGTTGGGCATCGAGCCGACCGACATCGAGTACCAGTACATCATTATCAAGCTTGACAACGGCATGGGCGAAGTGCATACCGAACGGGCCCGGGTAACGCCTGCGAAACTTAACGAGGTTCGCGGCTACCTCAAGGTCTACACTACCGTCCTGCAACAAATGCTGGCTGAGCGGAACTTCCCGCCCAACAGTTCAAGCTGTACATCTTTCGGCCGGCCCTGCTACTTCGCCAACCAGTGCGACATGGCCCACATCAACGAGGCGATAACGTCAGCGTTGACGACCAGCCCGGCGTACAGGTATGCGTATCTGGAAACGGGCAAGACCGATTATGACATCAGAGGGAGGTTATCACTATGATGCAAACAGGAATACCGCACCAACTTGACAACTTGTTTGCCCTGTTCTACGGTGCGCCCAAGTCCGGCAAGACAACGTTCGCGTTGCAGCCATGTGAAAGCAACTATGCAATCACGGTGCTGGACTTGGAAAACAATTTGTACCCTGCAAGCAGGTGGAAGAACTGCGATAACATCAACGTCATCAACCTGAAGTGGGAGGGTGAAGCGAACCAAACGCCAGCTATCACTTTTCTGCTGGCCTTGCGAGATGCACGGCGCAGACCTTTTACCTGGGACTGCACCGACAAGCAGATGGCCAAGGCAACGTTAGACCCGACGCACGTTTATTGCCGGGTTAATCTTGCCAAGGCACGGCCGGACGACCTGCTTGTACTGGACAGCTGGACGATGTTCAGCCAACAGATTATGGCTGCCAAGGTAGCGAATGCGTACAGCGTCAACGCCCAGACGGCTGAGATTTCCCAGCCGATGTGGGGCAACATGGTACGCGACGCGGAAGGAACCATCAACATACTGAACAGCATACCTGTTATCAGTAAGGTCGTTCTGGCTCACGAGTACATGGAACCGAGCCTGACTACGCCGATGAGCGTGACACGCGCCCATGGCCAAAGTCTGGCGAAAAGTTTCACGGTAGTAGCAAGATTTCTGAACGGGAACATTGACATCATAGCGGGCGCCAACAAGGCGCAGCGTGAGAAAAAAGTTCTTGACAAATACACGTTCAGTATGCTATTATCAGAATTAGGGAGAACAGCTCCCACTACTTTCACACCCAGCGAAGCGTTCGTCTTCGAGATGGGCGATGAAATGGCCAAGCTTGTAGCAAACGATAGCAAGCTTGCCATCAACACTACAAACGTTAACGTTAACATCAGAAAATAGGAGTTATCACTATGGTCGAAAAAGTTGTAATGTCTTTGTCCACGCGAGAAGAAGTTGCTGCCAAATCTTTGGGTATCACGCCGAAATTCATCTACCACTTCGTTGTGAAGAAAGGCGAATATTCCGTCACGACGGGCACGTCCAAAACGGGCGAACCGTTCAGCATTCCGCAGATTGAATATGACTGCGAAGTCATGTCCGAAACGACGGGTGCGCTGCCCGAAGAAAGCGTCAAAGGCCTGCATTGCAGACTGCGCGTCGGCGTCCGTAAAGGCGAACCGAACGCTGCTATCTTGGGCTACAACCGCGGCGTGTTGGAAGCGGCCGGCATCAAGCTGTCCTGCTACAACGATACGGAAAGCATGTTCAGCGAAGTCATCGGACAGGAATTCGACGGCTATGTCAAAGAAGATAAGCAGGGCTACGCCTACATTGATACCAACAGCTTGCGTCGCATCAACGCGGCCCCGGCCCAGGCGTAAGGCACAAGACATACACCTCGAAACTAACTGGGTGGCAGGGCTACGGTCTTGCCGCCCTTTCTTTAACCTTTCTGGAGATTTGCTATGAAAGATAAACGATTACACTTCAGTCCCATGTTGCTGCGAAACGTCAAGATGCGTCCAGCCCAACTGGACAAGCTGAAAGGTTTGACGGCACAACCCAAGATTGACGGTGTGCGCCTGGCTATTGGCATCAAGTCTTGGAGCGACAGTCCGATGTTCTTCTCACGTTCCGGGCAGGAAATCAGCCCGGTTGTCAAGGAAACGCTAACGGATATGCTGTCAGAAGTCAAGGACAGCTCTCTGACAAACTACCAGCTGTACGACTGCGAGCTGGTCTACGACAAGGACTGTGCTGCTACAACGGGCATCCTGCATGCCAAACATAAGGAACTCAACCCGTCCAAACTGGAGCTGTACATCTTCGACACTATCCAGCTGGACGGCAGCGGCAACCCGTGCTGCTTCTCTACGCTGGCGTTCCGGATGGTACAGCTGGAAGTGATAGGCAGGATGTTCACCAATAGCAGAATTCATATTGTACCGTGCTGGCAGCACACCGGCCACGACAGCTCGTTGCAAGCTGCACAGAAGTTCGCTGACGAACACAGCCTGCCGTTAGAGGGCTATGTTTTGAAGCCAGAAAACAGTCAGTACCTTGAGGGGCAACGCCTGCCTGGCAGCTACAAGTTCAAGGTATCAACCGAGGCCAAGGCTACGGTCATTGCTATCCTGCCACAGACCGACAGCCAAGGCAACTGCAAACACCTGGCCGGGACGTTGGTCTGCAAGATAGGCGACGCCAACGTCAACGTCACGGTCGCGGCCGACAACAAGATACGCAAAGCTATCTGGGACAAGGCCGGGCTGATTACCAAAGACAAGCCGACCGTCACGGTTGAGCTGTTCGATTGTCAAAGCGGCAAGGACAACCAGTTCCGCATGCCGCGTTACGTTTCTGGTTTGGAGGATTACTAATATGGCTACAGAACAAGACAAAGAAATCATCCGCAAGATGGCTGCAAGCTTGCAGCTCTACCTTGACCACCGCTACCCAATTGAATACCGTGAGGAAACCCTGGCACGGTACAGCTTTCGATGATGGTTATCACGTCGCCAATAACGGGCCGGATACTGATCACCAAGATGGGCATGCCTAACACAACAACGGTGTTATATCGCATGGACCACGAGTACATGCAAACACCTGAGGACACCGTCCTTGCATTTCAAAAAGAGTTCCGCAACATGTACGAACAGACTGCACGATGCTTCGCGGAACAAGACAGCAATGTCAGACAGACTATTAACTAGGGAACTACTAACATGAAGATAATGATTATCTACGAAACCATGCCTGAACGCACCGATGTCTATCTACACGAGCATCTGCTCGAACTGATGGACAGCGGGGACGCTGAGCTGATGTGGCCATCGGACACCTATGGTTGCAACATTCCGCTTATAGGCGTTTCAGAGGTATGCATCACGGGGCACTGTACTGTAAACACTGGCACTGAGCCGGCTAAGCCGGCGGGAGGAAGATATGGCACTGGTGCATAAGGCATTGGCCGTGCAGAAGAAAGAGCGAGCGAAGCTCGCGGAGGAGCAAGCGAAGCTTGCGGTAGTGGAGGCACGGCTGGATGAGCTGGCTTCCGTTATGGAGAAGATGCAGGAGGCGGAGCTGGCACGATGTGAAAGGTTAGGCAGAGGACAGGCCGTCATTGAATACCTACCGTCTGATGATAAGGGATTTCCTATCATCCGGGTATCTCTGCCGCCGCTATACAACGTTACGCTCACTTGTAGCGATAAGGTAAACGGCGAAGAAACACATATGTTCATCGAGGACAGGCTTCTTATTCCAGTATCTAATCGCATATGTGACCAAATCCACCAACTTTATTACTTTTTCCTGAGGGAGAGATAACAAATGGAAAAACAGAAAACGAAAAGCAAATCGGCAGTACAAGCTGCCTTGGAAAGCACACAAATTTTGTACACACAGGACGCGGTAACGTCCATGATTTTGGTCGCCACTGCTGGCGTGACACATTTGGTAATGGGCGAAACATCGGCCGGCGACCAATACATCAAAGCAGAAAGTGACACCATCCCGTATCGTATGTGTTACAACAAACGCTTAAGACGGGCTGAGCTGTGGCGGAAAGACCTCAAGTTCTACCTGGTGTCCAAGTACGTGCAACGCTACGTTGACGAACTGTGGATGCAGCTGATGCAAGCGTATACCATTCAGGTAAGCAATCACAAAATGGAGGACAAGGATGCAGAGTAAGACAAGCATCGAGCAACTCGAAGAACTCAAGGCCGCAGCGTTCCTTAAAACGTGGCAGGAACAACTGATGAAACTGCGCGATAAAGACCAGCGCATCGCTGAGCTTGAGGAAGAAGTCAAGAACCTCACAGACGACTGCAACAGAATGATGAAGGAGCGCAATGAATACTTGCACCAAGCTACCGATGCAATACGTGAGCTGGACAGGCAGCGCGACGAACTCAAAAAGCTTCAGGGCATTTTGGATGATGCTCCTGAAAGCATCCAAAACTACTTTGCAAAGAAAGGTAAACACTAATGGAAAACATTGAAAACACCGAAAACAAAACACCCAAAGAAGCTTCGCAGGACGAGGAAGAACAGGCTAAGATTGCGGCGACGCGTGACAGGCTGAACAGAGTCCTGCAGGGCATCAAGGAATGGAACGCTACGCAGTTTCCCGAAGCCGACATGCCGGGCCAGCTGATGAAGCTGGAAGAAGAACTGCACGAGTTCCACAACGGGCAGGGTGAAGAAGAACGCCTTAAGGAACTGTCCGATGTCGTTATCGTGTGTGCCGGACTGGGACGGTGGCAGAGCCTCATTGGCTACCACATCCTGTCGATGGTCATCAGCGGCGCACACTACACGATAGTGAACAAGTTGCTGGACGATGTTGAAGCCAAGATGGCTAAGAACCGCGCACGCGTCTGGCTCAAGGATGGTGACGGCAAGTATCACCACGACGTCAAGCTCGACGAACCGGCCAATGCCAATGGCGAAAACACACCCGCGTAAACCGCACGCACTGATAGCTGCAACATTGCAAAGCCCGCACGTTTCATGGCTCGATAAGGCCACGTTGGTGCGGGCTTTGCTCTACTCGGACAGGCTGGCATTCCGCCAAGATGCTAAGCCTGAACGGGTAGATGAAGCTATCAAGTTAGAGCTTACCTGGCTATCACCGCTATTGCAAGTTTCCTCACTTGGTATCTTTTCTGCACTCGAACTTGCTGAGAATTACTGGCAGACAAGGGAGGGTGAGGAAACGCTGCGGTTCTACGTCGAAGATTACTTAGGGAGTTTACGAAAGCATGGTTATATCTAAACGCCTATCACCGAGGCCCATCTTCGCGCTCTACGATATGCACGAAATGAGCAAGCCTCAACTTATGAAAGCCTTGATGAACGTGATGACTTCACAATACATGAAGGCACTGACCAAAGAGTTCATTAACATCACGCCGATTACAACAACGAACGGCATCCCGGCGGACAGCGTAGTGCTGGTCTACTCGTCAGGGTTTGCTAAGACGTTCATCAACAACGGCAAGTTCTCGGACTATAACGGCAGTGTCTATCACATGGGACAGACCACGTTCATCATCGGGCTTTCACTTAACTACATCCGTTGCCTGCTGATACAGAGTCCGCGTGGCGACCAGGAAGATACAATTATCAAGGGACACTACCTGTGTGCCTTTAACATCTACAAGGCCTGGCGGTTTGCCAAGGGCGACTTCGACACTGACCATCACTACGGATTCTACTACACATTGATTAACGAGCCAGAGGAATGGGACGCTACCAAACAGTACATCGAACAGAACAGCCACAGAATATTTGGCATATCATTCGATATTGAAACGGCAGGCTTCCCGAAGTTCATCTCTGCGTTCGGGTTCACGTTGATGATGGGCAGTATCGAAAAGCCGGAGTTCAAGTCCTACTGTATCTCGATGGGCGTCCATTCGTATCCGTGGCACATCCGGGCCATGCAGTATCTCTGCTACCATCCTGCACCGAAGATTGCACACAACGGCGCGTATGACTGTACCGTCCTGCTCCGTTATCGCATCCCGGTCTGGAATATGCTATATGATACAATGCTCATGGCCCACTCCTTGATATGTGATGCGCCCAAACGTTTGAGCGACTGCGCTTCGTACTACCTGCCTGACTATGTGTACTGGAAATCAGAAATTACAGGGAAAGAAAATGGTATTAGCAACGAAGAGAGCAACAACGACTCAGAAGATAAACATGGCGTACCGGCAACACAAGAGGGCCGGCTGGTATATTATAAGTACTGCGCCAAAGATACGTACTATACGGCGTGCATCTGTCTGGAAATGCTTGCTCTGTTCCAGCAGAAACCCTGGGCGGTCAAGAACTACTGCCTGGTTCACTTCCTGCAATACCGTGTAGGTATGTTCATGGGCCTGGCTGGCATGCCAATTGACAAGGCCAAGTTCGACGTCTTCGTCAAGGAAGTGTGTGCTACACGGGACGAGCTGCTGTCCGACCTGCGCACCTACGCCAAGGACGAACTGTTCAACCCAGCCTCGCCGAAAGAGGTTCAACAATACCTATACGGCACGTTAGGCCTCAAGCTTCCGCGTGGCATCCGACTCAAGAAACCGAAAGCGCCGCGTCCAAGTTCAAAGTCTACGCCGCGTCTAAAGGCAGTGTCCCTGCTCGACCTCGACAATCTGGACTTGTTTAGCAGTTCGGATATCGGGCCGGCCCGGAAACCCGAACAGGACTTCTCGCTATACCCAACGGACAAGGTCGCGTTGCGGTTCCTGATTGACCAGAACCCTGAATACGAAACGCAGATACAGAAGCTGCTGGACTATCGGTGGTACGCCAAGGTCATCAGCAACTACTTGATGAGTAATACGTTGCTGGTTGATAGCACAACGGACAAGGATGTCAAGGTTCTGCTATACAATCCGAGTATTGCAAAGACGGTAACGTGCCGGTACGGCGGTGGCGAGTCCAACCTCGGCGTCGGCGCGTATCACTTGAACTTGCCACCCGGCCTGTGGAAATGCATCAAGGTTCCGGACGGGCACGTACGGTACAGCATCGACTACTCACATAGCGATGACTACTTTGTGGCGTTCTACTCTGGTGTCCCGACAATGATTGAAAACGTAGTCAGGACCGACCTTGACTTGCACATGAAACATGCATCGCTTATCTTCCAGCGTCCCTACGACTATCTCATGGAACACAAGAAAGACCAGAACAGCGAAGCACCGTTACTGCGTAAGCTTACTAAGAGCATCGGCCACGGCTGCAAATATCTGATGGGAGGCTACACCATGTACACTCACATGGGTGACCCGAACATCTGCGCTGCTATTGATGCTTTGCACGCCGATGTTGACAAGCACAGCCTTGACCAGAAGATACAGTTCGCGTCCTACCTGCAGAGCTTGTTCTACAAACAGTACGACGGCCTGACACAATGGCACAAGGACGTGTTCACAAAGCTGATGGCCAATTCGAACAGGCTAATCACCGTTGGCAACTGGACGCGCCAGCTATTAGCACCGGCCAGCTGGTTCTCAGTTCACAGTGGTAGCGTTGCACAGTACGGCCAGGCCGGCACGTCATCGAACAGTAACGCGTTCCTGCGCAAGTTCTTCCGCAAGCCGCTTGACAGTTCGTCTTACATCTTCGCCCAAGTCCACGATGCTATGGACGGGTTTGCAAGGAACGAGGACGAAGTCAAAGCCATAGCGAAGATTATGGAGGAACCGATTACCGTGACGGACATCTACGGCACAACCCGTACGTTCTCAGTTGCAACTGAAACTGAGGAATTTTGGCCAGATAGCACCAAAGAAATAATGCTTGACATTTGCAGGTAGTTATGCTAGTATATAATAGTCTGGTAAACTGTCTGCAAACATTACCAAACAAGGAGAAAACGATATGGCTACGTACTACGAAGCTAATATTACCTCGGTCGTTCCGGGGGTATCCAACCTGTTTACCGCTACGGACAAAGTAGCTGACCGCTTGCTGAAAGCCAAGAACGCCATGGGCGTCGAAGTTGCTAACGGCAAAAACGTCATCGCCGGCGAAGACTTTCTGGTGAAAGAACCTTTGCTGTCGAAGCTGTCCGTCGACCAGAAATTGCGCATTGCGCAGTTGATGGACTTGGTCGTCGGCAATGCTACTGACCCGACTGGCGGTGGTGGCTAAACATCACAGGGGCTACCGAGCTATCACGGTTCGGTAGCCCTTATTTGTAGGAGGACTTACTATGGCATACAGCAACAAATTATTCCGGGACGTTGACGCGTTCTGCGCTCACTTTGAATGTCCCAAGAGTTTCACGTATTGGTCAATCATCCAGGCAACATCCATTTTAGCAGCAGGTCAGTCTAAACTTATCATTGGAAGCGATACGATACCTTTAAACCTTTTCACAATTCTGTGTGGCAGCCCGTCCGTTAAGGCCAAGCAAGCTATCAAGCTGTGCCGCGATATGCTGGACGATAGCCAGTATGAACACTTCCTGCCGGACAACCTGGGACTGCGTAAAACGTCAGGTTTGCTGGTAGCCATGTTGCGCAAGCAGTCCAGCGATGCTATCGAGGAGGACGATATTAGCAACTTGGAATTGGCTACGTCCGCGCCGAAGCAAAATAAAAACGCACGGGACTGCGCCGCGTTCTTCGGCGAGAATACCGGGCCAGTATCATCGAACTATTCAACACCACAATATGCAAATACCACCCATGCCAAAGCCTACGTCAGCGATGACTTTGCGTCGTTCTGCTCAGGCGCCCAGACCGACTTCTACGGCCTGCTAATGGCGATGTGGGAGTGCAAGAACTACAGCCTGTCCAGCCCCAAGGGCATGCTGAAGCTGACAGACCCATACATGAACATCTTTGCGTCGATGACGCAGCTCGGCCTGATGGATACGTTCCCGGACTCGTACGTTGGCATGAACGCATTGTCATCGTTCATCGTCGTGTTTGAGGAAAAGCCACGTCAACGTTGCCCGTACAGAGGCCAGCTCGACCAGCGCAGCTTCATCGACATCACGCAGGCCTTGGCGTTTGTCAGGGACAATCCGCTGACCTTGTCGATGTCCGCGGACGCGATGAAGGCCGGGTCGGAGTACTATGAACAGCCGGCCCTGGAAGAAGATACAAGGTTGCTGACCTATGCGGGCCTGCGTCACAATCAACTTCACCGTGTAGCGGCCTGTCTGGCGCTGTATGAGAACCGCAACGTAATCTCTGGCCGCGACATTCACGATGCCAATACGTTGCTGTCCGAGGCCGAGTCGCGTCTGGGTGATGCGTTAGGTGAGTTCGGCAACAGCAAGATTTCGGCGGGCCGGCAGAAATGTATGGACTTGTTGAAGCGTGAGGAAATCATGAAGAAGAGTCTGTACCGTGCCCGCTGTGCAAGCTTCTTGTATAGCAAGGACTTTGAAATCTTCCTAACAGATATGATGGTGCAGAAGAAAATCATCGAGGAATGGAACGCGGCCGCGAACGACTACAACGTAATCTACAACCCAAACTGGAGGAAGAAAAATGGAAACATTAGTCTTGCTGATATCAACGATAGTGGTGTTGATAGTAATGCTACTTAAGATTGCTATCGGTGCGGCAAAGAGGGAGGAACGCTATGAGCGGAAAATACATTACCTTACTAATCAGATTGATGCTCTCGAACAGGCTCGTGCAATTCGTAATAGCTACAATAACGGCGGTGCTGATGCTGAACGGATGCGCGATACGTTCGACAGAGCGTCCAAGTCTTGACTTCTGTCAGGTGTACGAGCCCGTCCTGTTTGATAGTCAGCGGGACACACCTGAAACAATCAATGCTATCATGCAGAACAATATCCTCTGGGCAAAGTTCTGCGACGTAACTAAGGAGTAAACACTATGCAACACACAGATGAATGGCGCAGGCCCTTTGACCTTTGCGGGTTTCACTTTATTAGTATCCTGCAAGCTGAGATAGTTCTAATGTTCTTGAACTACCGCGGTGACGTCAAGCTCATTACTACCAAGATGGGCTACGCAAACCGCGTTGTTATTGACAACAAACTTGGCCGGTTCCGCAGGGATAATGGTCTGAAGAACAACATACACATGGTGATGCGCTTAGTTGGACGTACGGGTTTCTGGAACGAACTGGATTGCCATTTGAAAGTACATAGGGACCAACTCAAAATTGCTAAGCAGCAGGTAGAACTGCGTAGGCAGGCATTTACAAAACGGAGGAAATAACATGAACGAAGAATATGGATTGAGACCTGTAATTGCACTATGTGGCCGGAACGGCGCCGGCAAGTCTACTCTGGCCAAAGCCTTAGCTGACAGCTTGGCTACACGGGACGACCTGTTCATCGGGCCACACCTCACCAAAGTTATGAGTTTCGCGGAACCACTCAAGGACTCGTTGATAGCAATGCTGAATGTCCCGCGCAAACTGTTCTACCCGGAAACGCAGCAGGACAGGATTGACCGTGAAACCATCTATCGGCCACTGGTAAACATCTTTAACGATAGCAAGATGTCGGCCCGCAAGCTGATGCTGGACTACGGAGCAGTGATGCGTGAAGCGTTCGGCAAGGATATCTGGACAAACATTATGAACTATCGTATGCAGGATTTCTTTACTCGGCACTCAGTAGAGAGCCCGGTACTAATCATTGACGACGTTCGGTTCGAGAATGAATTTGTCTTGCTGCATAGCTGGAACGCACTGTTCGTTGCCGTCCACGTCGAAGGTGACGATGAAAGCAGGGCGGACATCAGAAGCCCAGAATGGCAGTGGACAGACAACCTCGTGTGGACAAAGAGTATGGAAATTACTACCAACCACACGGAAGAGGCCTTGAAGCGAAACGTTCACGAGATTACGCAGGCTGCTAACAAGAAGTTTCGGATATTTCTTCCCGATTATGACTAACAAATTAGGCGGTAGGGCTTTCGCTCTACCGCCTATTTTTGTACCCTTTTCTGGCCGGCCTTGCTAGTATACTAGTCTTCTAGCAGATGCCTTACAGCAAACATTTCAAAGTCAGTTATCTTTTTCGGGTTCTCAAGTATCTGCCTGAGGTAGCGTTCCTTAGCATCCGCAGAGGAGTTCTGGATTACGTTCAGCATAGCAGCAGCAGCCGCTTGTGCATCGTAACCGTACAGCCTCAAGATAGTAGCTGCCAAGTCAGAGAAATCATCACCGTGACGGGCACGGGCAGCTAAGACTTCGGAAGCACGTTTCTTGCTGTCTTGCAGATTAGCTTCTTGGGCACGCAGCATACGGTTCATGCTATTGATAGCCTGTTCTTTGTAAGGCATAATGCCAGAAGCAAGGCGCATCTTGCCAATCCACCAATCCATGCCTTCCATGTCCCGCGTATCGTACAACAAGGAATGTTCGCCCGTAACGGAGTATCCCATCAAGGTTTGTGCTACGCGACGCACAGCTACATAGGGCGCTTCAGTTGAGATAACCTCGGCTGCGTGCCAAAGTGAGGGGTCAGTCATCCAACCTGCCATCAAGTCATTTATAGTACGGTACGCGCCGCGGATGAAGTTAAAGGGCGGAGGCGATTTCAAGTTCGTAACAGACTTGGCTTCATCGGACTGCATAAACTTGCCAAGGCCAAGGCCAACAACTGCATCAATGCCGCCGTCAAATATCAAGTTCTGTTTGGACTCATCATCTAAGCTATACCTGCTAACTAGCAAGGATGCAAAGGGGCCACCGCGTGCACCGAACAACATCATATTAGTAAGGTTAGCTGCCCAGTACGCTTTTTGGTCGCCGGCCAGAATGAAGTCCAAGTTCTTAAGCATCTGGTTATGTGCGTATGTCTGGAACATAGTGAAGCTCTGCGTAGCTGGGTAGTTAGCCAGGCCAACACGGTGCAGCGGGTCGAACCGTCCGATGCTCTCCTCAGCAAAGTTAAGTGCAAAGTTCTTGCGTGCTTTATCTGTAAGCTTCAATACGTCCTTAGCATACTGGTCACCGACAAGCACTGCCACGACACGAGAATGTTCTTCCGACTTTCTCGTCAGCCACGAAGCCTTAGTCAAAGCTTTGGTCACCAGGCTGGGTTCGCGGAACGGGTTATAGAAGTTGACTACATCGTCAACCTCGGTGTTCAGCACGCCAGACGCACGAGCGTATTGCAGTAACGCCTTGTCCTCTTCTGAGAAATTGATGAGGCGTTTCATAGCACGCGTCCCAATTCGGAACTGGTCAAGATAGCCTACGCCGGCGCGCGCTCCGTCTTCAAGTGCTATGCCTGTACGTGTAGCATACTGCTCAGCCGTTTCACCTTTGAGTGCCCGATACCACTGCATCGTGGTAGGATTGCTTTGTAGCACGGACAGGTAGTTCTGCACGACCGCGCCCAAGTTCAAAGCCGAGTACTGTGCCAAGCTGACGTGGTTAGTGAATTTCTGCAGCCAGACACGCAACGGTTTAGGTGCAGAGTTAGGAACCATAGAGAGCAAATCTTGCGGTTTTGGGTCTTGCATAGCCTTGCCCCAACCATGAGCCCAAGCCGCGGCCTTGTCCATGACAGCGTTCAATTCCTTGAAAATAGGAATATCAGGCAGGCGTCCGGTTAGGACATTCTTGAGTTCATCCCGCACGTCCTTAGGCAGCACCGCATTGGTCTGCCGCATGACGGGCCGAAATGCTGCTCCGATTACAGCATCGGTTGCACTATCCGTAGCACGCACTTGGCGTTCCATGTAACTTTGTAGCCATTCCTTGCTGTTCTGGTGCATGTTACCACCGAAGTGTCCACGCACGCCGCCAGTTGTACGTTCCATGTCAATGTACCGGTCAACCATGTTCTTGCCAACAGCGTCAGCAAATTCCTGAGTGCCAACTGCAATGTTATCGCTCCAGCTAGTGTCGCCAGCTTGCTTCTGGTTAATCAGAAACTTGCGGGCGCTTTCCTCATTCGGAAACGTAGCGTATTCACGTTCAGTTCCGGGCTTGCCTTTACGGATTACACGGGCCAGCTGATCAGGGTTGTTCTCAAGCATGCGCGTATAGTTCTCACGCAGAGCTTGAGTATCCAGTGACGGGTCAAGCATACCAGCATATTTCTTGGCAGCAGTAAGTTCACGTTCAACGCCATTAATTGCATTGTAGATTTCATCACCGATACTGCCAGCCCTCCATTCCAACGGTGCAGCTGAGCCAACGCCGTTGAAGTAGCTCTTAGCATCCGGCAGTGCCCAGCCGAATTCTTCTGGGTCGTCAATGCCCAGGCTTCGGTACAGTTCCCGGTTACGTTCAGTATCCTTAACACGTATGGTGTTCCAGACCGTGCCGTTAGCGTCCTGCCGGAAAGCAGTGCTGCCCTCGTAAACATCGAAACCTTTACGACGAGCTGCATCAATGCGTCCAAAATCATCAACACCTTCCTGTATAGCTTTGTCGCTGTCAAATCTTTTGAGCAGCTTCTGCACGGGCTTCAATTTGTTAATGACAGTTATCTTATTCTCTGCTCGCATCCGGTCAGCAATAGCACCAATCTTACCTACCGTGGAACGCACGGGGTCGCCTTTAGCTTTCTGCGACCAAGGTACGAAAGCCGTAGCCATGCCGGCAGCCTTAGTGTCCACCTTGCCATAGTTCTGCACCAAGGACTCAGTAAGCTCTGAGGCTGTACCAGTAAGTTCGGGCAGATATTCTTTCTGCGCTGTTACGAAACTATCATTAGCAGCATTAGTAAGAGTAGCACTGCGTTCCTGGCCAGCCCGTATAAGGTACGCGGACGTGTCGGGGTCAACGTGACGTTTAAAGCGTACTTCAATAATATCGTCGCCAACCTTGGAAGCGTCCTTGCCGAAGGTGCTTGTCTGGTCAATAATCTCGCCAGTTTTCTTGTTGAGGTAGATAGCTTCCTCTTCAAGTTTAGCAAACTTCTGCGCTGCTACATCGCTTTTCTTAGCTGCTTCCATGCTCTTCCTAATGGCTTTGGCGTTACGAACGTACGGCGTACGAAACTCGCTGCCGCCACGCATAAAGCAGGTCTGATGAATGTAGTCGAACAGCCGATTACCTTCTGGCGTTTCAAGCAGTTTTTCGTCCAAACCTAAGGTTTTCCACATGTTCTTCTTGTAGTTCTTGTAGGCCTGCCCAAGCAAAGTATCCGAATGGTCTTTGTTAAGCGGGATAGCTTCCTTAAACTTCGAGAACGAGCCTTTGGACTGGGCCAATTTAGCACCCTCAGCTGCCAGTGCAGACTCATGTTGCAACTTCTGCAGCGTAAGATATTCTGTGGCGTCTGCTACAAGCCGGGCCTCGTCGCCAAACTGTGCATAATAGCCAGCGTTCCAAAGGTCTTCAAAGGCCTGACGGGCGCCGGCAGTATTAGCTTCAAGCAGCGATATGCGTACCTTTTTAGCCATCGCGCTGTACTGGAAACCGTTCAGGATACCTCCTACGGCACCGCCAACTACTATGTTCTGGCCAATAGCAGGGACATCGAAATGAACACTTCCGTCCTGTTCTTCTTTGATGCCCCACCAGCCCGCCAGCATAGCGTCCTGCACGATGTTTTCAGCTATGCCTCGGGTAGCAACACCCGCACCGGCCGATATGCTGATAGCACCACGGGTAGACGCTGTGGCCAGCGATGTGTCCATGTTCAAACCCTTGACGAAATCGCCAACCTTGCCGCTGACCTTACCGTACTTGCCTGCAATGCGTGCAGCAATAGCACCGGTCATAGCCGTAGAAGCTTTATCGGCAAAACCGCCCGGTATCCACATCTGCGCTAGCGTGTAGATTGCAGGGTTCTCTTTAGCCTGTTCCTGCAAGTAGTCTACAGCACTGGGTGCAACTTTCCGAGCCTGCTCCCACGCCCAGTCTTCGGCGTGTACCCAACGTTCAGTACCAAAGATAGCTGCGCGTATCTTGTCAATGTCGTCAATGGTACTTGGAACCGCTGTAGCAACACCAGCCCCGGCTGCAACTGCAGCACTACCGACGGCCTTGGCTGTTTCAACCGGCCTATGTGTCAAGTTGAACACGAACTCACCCGGTTTCTTAGTCAGCTCCCAAGCAGCGTTTGCAATATTAGATAACACATTGCTGTTTACCTCATCATCCAGTGCACCCTCACCGTAGTTCGCGGTGTCGTGTACCTGGGTAGAGGCCGGCGTAGGTATTACGCCGACCGCTTCCGAGGCTGAAAGTTCATAATCGTCATCATATTCGGGGGCGGAGTCAAATTCTCCTACGCCACCAAGGTATGCGAATGCATCTTCCATTATTTACCTCCCACGGGAACGACTGTCCCCGATAATTTGTTTAGCATTGTTAAGAGCCAATTCAAGGCTGCTCCTGATAACTGCATCAACACCTATACGGCTAAGTGCAAGCTTGTACATGGCAATTCGAGTGGGCGAACTGGCCAGCTGATTTGCAATCTCTTGCTGTAGTTGCAGTATATTGACCTCACTAGGTGCCCTGTATGAGCCGTCAGCACGGGGTGTCGCCATGTATGTAGTAACCAGTTCACTGCAACGTTTTGTAATATCCGCTGCTGCTGCTTGCGATGCCTTGAACCTGACAGAATACTGTGTACCGTCAGCTGAGCTCATCAGTTCGTAGCCTAGAGTGTTCTTAGAGCGTACCTGCTGATAAGCACCAGGACTGATTTGTCTGATGTACCCTTTAGCCATCTGGTCAGCTAGGAACGTATTGTCAACTTTCAACGTATAAATCGCAGAACTGGCATCGCGTACTGCATGGTCAATCATAGCAGCCGTTACCATATCTTTAGATAATTCTTTGTCCGTGATAGCGTTGGCACGTTTGTAGTCCAGAATTGCCGAGGCAATAGTCGAAACATCAGAAACACCAAATTCAACTGTAAGGTGTCGCATAATCTGTTCACTAGGCTTTTCACCTTTACTGATAGCAGTTATGGCCTTTTGCAATTCTTGCATCAATTCAGGCGAACCTTGCTGCAGGCCTGCCAGTACGCTATTAACGTTGGTCTGCATGCGTTCCAGCGTGAGGCGCATAATAGCGGCATCGCCAGGAGGCAGGCTGTTAGCACCTTCCTGCACCATTAGTACTGCATCGGTGTTTTTAATGCCTGCAAAACCATTCTGATAGTACTGGCCAGTAATACGGTCGCTGACTTCCTTGCTTCCTTGCAGCTGTTCAATGGTAAGCATAGCTGACTCAGCTGCATTAGCCTGCACATCAGAGTTGTTTACGTACGTCATCTGTCCCGTGATGGGGTTGATTACCTGCGGGCTGGCTGTGAATGCAGTAATTGCCGCAGTTGCATTTGATTTTGCCTTCGGGTCTTTGATATACTGACGCAGATTATCATCTGCCATACGCTTCATTGCATCAACTGTCGTGGCTATTAGCTGGAACTTAACAGCGTTTTCTTGCTCGTCACGGGTACCCAGCAGGTCATAAGCAGCTGCCAAGTCACGTGAATTAAACACAGCTGAGCAGAAAGCGAAAGCCTTCTTTTTGCTCATCGGGTCGCGGTTAGGGTCTTGGTTGAAAGCATTAAGTTCCACGATGTGCTCACGTACAGCAGGGATACGCATACCGACCATCATACGCCGGGCAGCGTCATGGTTCATGCCGTACTGCTGTTCAAGTGCATCAGCGTAGGCCAGGTCAGCGACAGACCACAAGCTATCATTAAGCGACATATTTGAGAGCATGCCCACACCTTGGTTCAAGTCCAAGCTGCCAGACATTATCGCTGTATGGATGCTCTGCACCGCGCCGGACGTTACTCTGGTTTTCATGCGGTCAGGAGCGTCCTTAAGTTTTTCCAAAACTTCATCAACGTTCTCTTGCTGTTTGTTGAAGTTCGTCTGCAGCAAGTTAGCACGGTCTTTGTCAGAGGCCGAGATAAACGCAATGCCCTGTTTGGTATGCTCAGAGGTATCAACGATTTCATCAGCAGCATGCATTTGCCAGCTGCCCTGTCCTGCCCCGAAGTATTGCTGACTTGCACGGGCCAAGTTAGCATTCACAGCGGCGTTAACTGCTTCCTTTATCGCCGTACTCTGTTCGTATGCAGTTCGTAATTTAACAACACTGTGGCCGTACTGTGTGACTGCGGTCTGGTACAGTCCAAGAGCCGCCTGTGTATCCGGGCTGCTATCATGGCATACCTGATTGTAAATCATACCAGCGTATGCACGTGCCGGGTCGTAACGATACTGCAGCATACCAGGTGTCAAGGAGCGAATATAACCTTCACGCTGGTCAATATCTGCCTGCACACGTTCTTCAGCCTGAGTGCGGTACCGTTTTAACCACGAAGGTTCTTCGATATCCTTAACTTCTTCACCGGACATCTTGTCTTTTGCGGCCATGCCTGTCTGCTGCTTGTTTTGCGTATCTGCCACGCTGAAGTCAACGTCAAACGTATTATCCAGCATACCAGGTTGGACAGGTGCACGGGCGTCCTTGATTACAGGTGTCATAGGAATATCGCCGCCTTGCGGTGTAACAGCCTGAGGTGCAGTGACAAGCTCAGATACCTCCCCGGTATCGGCGTTGTACAATTCTTCCGGCTGGCTGGCCAGGTTAGCATTGATAGCAGCCTGTCCACGTCCGTAGTAATCCGCAGCTTCCTGCACAGTGGCATTTTGCGTGAGCGGATTGACGGAGTTCTTTTCCTGCATAGGATTAAACGGTTGGCCACCATAGCGGTCAAACTGTGCAATACGCTGTGCAGCCTGTTCAGTATCCTGCACGATAGTTTGGTCAATGTCTTCAGGTTTAGGGTCTGTGAATTTATCAAATAGTCCCATTGTATACCTCCTTAATCACTGTCAAACAGCGAACCAAATTGTCCGCCCATCTGCATACCAGCGCTTGCGCCTTGCGGACCACCGCCAGCCATCCAGCCAATGGCACCACCAGCCAAAGAGCCAAGAGCAGAGCCCCATTTCTTTTTCTTCTTCTGCGTAACTTGTGTCTGCCCAAGCAACTGCTCCAATAAGTTCTGGTAGCTGTCTGTCTGGTTGCCATACTGGTTGAGCAGATTGGTCAACTGCGTCGTGTTGTAGTTCGCAATCTGGTTTTCAGCATTCGCGTTGATGTCTGCAACCGCCGATGCCGTAGCCTGCTGTGCAGCGTTCTGAGCTGCAGTGTTGAATGCGGAGCCTGCCTTGGTAGCTGCTGCACCAAGTAATTGTTTCTGTGCCTGGTTTGCCCTTTCAATAGCATCTTCACGAACGGCAGATGCATATGCTTCAGGCTGATAGGCATTCAGAAGTTTCTGCAAAACATCCTGTTCACGGTTGAAATTGACCTCTGCATTTCCTGCGTACAGGTCAGCAGCTTTACGGAGGCCGCCGGCCTGAGCCCCAAGCAAATCTGTGAATTGGTATTTAGCCATGTGCGTTCTCCTTACTTGTTACTTGTAATGCCAGAGACAGGCATCAATTGCGCCGTAGAATGCCGCGAATACGTTTTGTTTCCGCCTTTGCCAGAAAACACCAGCTGCTCAGGTGTAGTGAACGAACCCAAGCTATTGGCTGCTGTTTGCAAGAACTTGGAAACTGCACGCGGGTCGTCCCAAGAATTGCGTTCCTTGAACGGGTCCATGCCTGAAGATTTTGTCTTTGCAATATACTGGTTTATCCTGTACAGGTTTTCCTGGTCTGTGAGGTTGGGGTCGATAGGAATGCCAGTCAGCTCCGAGAACTCTTTCAGCTTGGCCATCGGAGCAAATCCGCTCTGGTCGGTATTGAGACCGGAGTAGAAGTCCGAGGCACGCTTGTACGTGTTATCGAAGCTACGTCCAAGTTTCGCTGCCTCCTCCTTGGTCAACTCCTTGCCGCTGAGCTTCGCTTGTTTGTTGATATATTCCGTGCGTTTTACATCGTAATCTTCGTCCGGAATAACTAGGTGCTCTGCAAACATTTGAAGCTGCGAGGCGTTCCATTTAGACCCGGCTGCTTTCTTTTCTTTCTTGGACGGTGCTTTCTGCAGCTCTTGCTTCTTGGCTTCGCCCTTTGTGAGGTACTTGCCAAAAGAACCAAGAAAGCCCATGCCGTCCTTTTCTTCCATGTTCTGTGTGTAGTCTTTGGGGTTGGGTGCTTCTTTGCCGGGCTGGCCGAGCAGGCCCCACAAGTACTGCCACCCTGCCTTTTGCTTTGCTTCGTTAGGTGTAGGATTAGCCATGTCGTTGTCCTTTCAATTTCTCTGAGGCAAGAGTACGAAACGCTTCGGTAGTATCTGCGAAAGAGGCCTGAGATAACTTCCAAAGTATGCTGTTCTTCGGATATTGTATCTCTGGGCGGTCGCTGGGTTTACGCTTCATCAGTTCCATTTTCGGCTCCTCTTGCTCTTTGTGTTCTGCCAAGCGGTGCATGATGTATCCGAACATCGCGCACTGGATGAGTATCTGTGTTATGATTAAATATACCATAGTGGTGCCAACTCCTCAATGTAAATTCGATGAATTAAGGTAAGAAGAAATGCGTCCTGCGCTGAATGATATCGAGGTGTACCCAGCCTTTGGTGTACATCGGGTTTTCCATGTACAATCCGAACTGTGCCAGGTATACGGAATTGTTCAGCAGCCAGTTGCAAAGCTCGCCACTCTTATCTCGCAGGTCAATGGCCCGGCAGGTGCAGTGTGCGCTGTTCGGCGCCCCGCCTATATCGGCATTGTGCAGCGGTGTACGGAAACCCGACGTTACAATCAACGGTTTCATGTACAGGTTTCTGATGCGGTTTACGCGTTGCAGCAGCTCTGCAGCGTTCCGCTCATGTGTTTCGGACGGGTAGTCTAACCCGCCCATGTATTCATCTTCGGTGATTTTCCATGTCGCCTTGTTCATAAGCGTGGTATCCTGCTTCTAAATTGTTAAGCCTGTGGTGGGCAGAGCGCGTGCTTTCTTCACATCTTGCCAACCGGGTTTGTATCTCTTGGTAGTCCTTAAGCTGAGTGCTCAGGGCATCCTGCTTGTACTCGACCACCGCGAGGCGCCTATCCATCTTGGCTATGAAACACCAAAAGGTAATTACATAGCCGGCGACAGATATGATTGCGTCAAGACTTATGGTCCACTGCATCTTTCACGTGTCCTTCTTTTATCCGGTCCAACGCAAGTGTCTGCGAGAAATACTTTCGTTCAGCAAACTCTTGTTTCTTCCCGATGTTGAAATTGTCTACGGGCCTGAAGTAACCCATGCAGCGTTATAGTCGAGTCCAAATTTCACAAGGCTGACGTTCTGCGTCATCCAGGTGAATTTGGACTTCTATCTCCTTGTTTTTGTCCATATTTTCTTCCATATCGTGCCTCCATTGCACCAGCGAGGTGACTCACCGCCAGTGCCAAATTGCTTCCGAAACCAGATAACCTCCCAGCCCGTCCCAACGGAGCGTCCTGTCGGACGCTCCTAATCAACAATCGTGCCGGCTTCGCCAGCACTCCTCCCGCTCGCTCCGCTCGCTCCAACCAACCGGCTCGGCTTATCGCCTCGCCATCAACATAGTGCCAGCCTCCAGACTTGGCACGCGTTCTGGCACGCGAACGTGGCACGCAGGCTTGACTATCGGGACGGGCCGGCCCGGTCATTTGCGTTTAATGACAGACAGCTTTTCGACCAGCGCCGCGATTTTGGCCACAACGGCATCGTCGCGTTTGCTGGGCGTCAACTTGGTGATAGCCGTGGCCATCGAAACGGCCAGGCCGATGATGGTGAACAGGTCATCCCAATGTGTTTGAATGTATGCAAATACTTCCTGCATTTTCTTTCTCCTTTGTTAGTGGTTGCAATTATAGACTAGCACAGTTGCCCGTGCTAGTCCATGTAAATTCAGCAGAGCCAGGCTAGGCCTGCCCCACAAGCCAGTTATCGAAGTCAAACGGATTTTGCTTGTACCAGTCCGCCTGTTCCGGGTAGCGCCTCAGGTATTCCCGGTACTGCCGGTACTTCTCTTTCTGCTCGTCCGTGATAGGGAAGTCCGTGACAGAGAGATACTTGTCTGTCTGTCCCAGATAGCTGTTGCGGACAGAACGGACTCGTTCTTTGTACTGCTCAATGGCAGGGTCAGAGGTGGTAAGCACAAACTGGCCACTACAGTGAACGTAGTCAGAAACTTGATGCTCGGTATCTTCTTCGACGCTATCATAGACCAGACAGGGGAACTCGCCTGTTTTGTTGACTGCGATGATTTTGTTATCTTTGATTGCTTTAAACATTAGTTTTCTCCTTGGGCGTAAATGAAATCTAGGGTGGTTTCAGCACCTATATTGTAGTCTACAATAATGGTTTCATTTTTCGCAACTGGGGTGCTAGCTACAATCCAATCTCCAGTGCGGGCAACCGTGCACTGATACCCTATTTTGTTGTAATCGTCGTCACCGATATACGCAAACTGCATGTCTGCAGTTGCTTTCCCTCGAAAACAGAAGTATCCATTCGCAGGTGCAGTATAAGTTGTTCCGGATGCACCCAATGTGAGTCTAATGCGTTTGTTACCCGGCATGCCCATTCCGGCCAGAACTGCTTTCCCGGCTGTGCTGAAGTTATCAGCAACGGTATTGGCCTTGGTCTGTACTGCAGTAGTAATAGCATTGCTGACCCATTCAGTAGTAGCAGCACGATTAGAAGCATCACCTGCCGGAATAGCAGCAGTGAGGACAAGGTCTGTAAAAGATATGTCTGAAGGAGAAATCTGTGCATACGTAGTCCAGTCGTCGTCTTGTAAGAGCAGACCCATAGTGCCCTGAATAGCAGAGTACCCGGTAGAGAGAAAGCCGCCCTGTAAGTTGGCAGTATTAGCAGAAGCGATTGCTGAAGCAGTAATCGGCACGGAAGTGCTAATGGTAGCGCTGCTCTCTCCGGTTGCCGGAGTCAAGGTCATGCCCGGTAAAGTAATCTGGCCGGTAGCAAGGTTGCAGTTAAGCATATCAGTGCCACCTACAGACGACACCTTAAAGGCCTGTCCTGCCGTGTCCAAGCTAAGTACGGTTTTCTCGCCACCCTCTGTAAAGATGCTGGAGGTCACATTATCTGTTGTTTTCAGCTTGCCGGAACAGGTTGTTTCTGCACTGAACGCGTTTCCAACACTACTGAGAAAAGCCCCGCCATTAACAGTAAGCGTAGAAGAGAGTGTAGCATTGTTGGTACTTATGCCGCCATCATTAATCGTGCAGACGCTAGTATTCGTGCCTTCAGCACTTGTATAGCAGTCAAATGTAGTTCCACCAGTAAGATTAACTTTAACGCCATTGCTATTGACAGAAAACAGTGACTTGCTACCGCTGAAAACATAAACAGTGTCAGTAAGCGTAACAGGTTTAGAAAAGGCTGCTTTGCCATTAAATACTGAGGTGCCTGCAACAGTAAATGTTTTATCTGCACCCGTAAAAGATACCTTAGTAGGAGTAATCAGGCCATTGTCCATGTTGAGCGAAATCTGGTTCACAGCAGAGCTATTGTTAACTGTCAGGCCGTTTTGACCGATATGAGTATAGTACGTTCCAACGTCGGTATCATACGACCTGGCCACCAAAGCAGTTATATCTGTAATTTTGTCCTGTTTGGTCTCAATCATCTGGGCGAACGAACTGAATGTAGTAACAATGGTTGCGGACTCTGCATAGCTTGACGTCTTAATATCTTCGCCTGTCAGAACCACAGCGCCGGTCTTGCCGTTGACACTATCAACGGCGCCACCGCCGGTCCCGCCGCCAGTAGCAGAGATGACGTTATCTGCAGAAATGGTTATTCCATCGCCTGCTGTCAGCGTATCTTGCTTGCCCTTTAAGCCAGTGGCCAAAGCTTCAGTGGTAGCTAGAGGTGCTACAGCAGTGCTAATTTCAGCAGTAACATCAGCACTCTTAGCATAGCCTGCTAACGTCGTAGTAACATCGGCCGTCTTGGCGTACGGTTCCAACGCCGTAGTAATCTTGGTGTCAGCCTCGGCCCCAGTAATAGCTCCGACATCAGCAGCATTGAGGACGACCTCGCCTGTCTTACCATTAACACTGGACACCGCTCCGCCACCAGTACCGCCGCCTGCTGCAATCGCCGCCTGCACCCATTTTGTATTGGGAACCTTGGACGAGGAGTCAGCAGCGTCCGTGATGTCCGGAACCGTAGGCGTTATGCCAAAGTCAATTTCATGCTTACCACTTTTACGCTGGAAGAGCATGGCGTAATCAGCATATCCGTTTACTTCGCCAACCCCGGTAGTCATGCCACCCAGAGCGCACAATACTGCGTCAGGCTTGGAAGGTTCACTATATAGGAACAGTGAACCACCGCTGATAACAAAAGGCAGGCCTGTCTTTATAAACCCTTTCTCTGCGTGGCTGGCTAAAGACCAAAGATGTGGTGCATAGAAGCTATTAGTTTCGAGAGAACCTAACCGAAGCTGAAGCCTAGGAGTTCCTGAGCGCGTTCCATCAATTTGTATTTGGTCACCAGAAAGTATAATGTCAACACACTCATTATTATTAGGCGCATTCTTATAAGAGGCTATTCTGAGGCGTGATAATTCAGGGTAAGCGTCGCTATACACATTTGCAATACCTAAAGCTGAGTACTTTTCGTTGGAACCCTCTGGAGTATTTACCGGCACGGATGTAATGGCATAGCCAACAGTGTAGAGATCACCAAGAGTTACCTTTTTCTGCACAGTGAGGTTCTGGCAAGTGACGTCTGCACTCGGGTCTACACCGCTGCCATGTACGATAGCATCTTGCACCCACGCGGTGTTCGGCACCTTGGTGCTGCTATCGTTCCAAGGCATCTCAACCGTTTCGTCGTAGCTGACGGTAGCGCCGTTCATCATATTGACTGTACGGTACGCTTGGATTTCACCTGTACTTTCGATTTCCAGGCCAGGTTGGTTCTCACGGTCAGGGTCTTGCCCGAACTTAGAGTTGCCAGTCACGGTGAGGTGTTCGAACGTAGCATCGCTGGGCAGGCCAGACACCACGATGTCATTGGCTTTCTGAGCCCAACCTTTAGCAGAATGTTCACCGCCCAAATTGGCTACGTTCTCGTCGCTACCCTCTGCCCAGGTACGTGCGTCTTCTACATAACCTTGGGCTTCGAGAAGCACAGCCTGCACCTGCTGCTGTAGCTGCACAATGGTTTGTTGCTGTTCATTAGCAGTGTTAATAAGCTCCTGAATGTCGGCCAACGCCTCGGCAGTGTCAGTTTCCATTTTGGAAATGCGCGCCAGAACATCATCGCCAACTGCCTGCATAGGCTTGCCATCAACAATCATGAACAGGCTGGCCACGTGCGGTGTGGTTGTGTCATTATATCCGATGAAAAGTGTGCGGTTGTATTTGTCCTCGGTGTTCCAGAAGTTCCAGTCATCCTCAGACTTCGCAATTACCGGCATCTTCCACTTGAAGTAAGCTTTAGCCGGATTTCTTATTTCAGTATCAGCCATTGTTAGCCTCCGAAGTTTTTGCTGTTACGCCGATTGCTGGAAATTCTTGATAAAGCATGGAATTAAATCCAGGATCGGCAACTAACTTGTAATTTTGACCTGGGACAACTGGTACAGAAATACTTATGGGGTAGCTATCCGTAATAGCATACGCACCACCTAATTGCCCAATAGTGGACCAGGGAAAATCTACATTATCTACGTAGAAGTGCACGCCATAGGGTTTAGGAGTATGCCTGGTGCCACCTACCACTGTACCAGTGATGATTACCAGTGCAGGATAGGAAGGCGAATAGGTGCTATTTAATTGCCGAAACTTTCCTTTTGAAAAATCTATGCCCCAGTAAGATATGGCAGAAACGTCCCCGGCTTTCATCTTGCGGTCTTTCTTGTCAACGTACAGATAGTTGCTGTCAGGTATATCGGCATTGCTAAGCATAGCTGGGCCGAACAGTTTGGTCCATGCATTGTCACGCTGTGTAGTAGAAACCTGGTCTGCATTGTTCATGTTCAGTGCACCGAACGTGTTCAACGCGTTGTTCATACTTTCCTGCGTAACGTTAGTAAGGTCCTTCAAAGCATAGTTACCCAGCTCTGCATTGGTGGGCTGGCCCCATCCATTAGGCGTCAAGCCGTCGTGGACGTGGATGGTGCGGGTTAACGTATCAATCGTTAGCACCCCTGCCGGATATGTACGAAACTCTTGCGAGTGGTCGTACGAAATATTGTGTATTCGTAACGTCATAACGTTCCTCCTCCTAAGAGTGTTGCACGAAGTTCGCTCAACTTGGTGGCGCCACGCACGCGGACCTCGTGATTGTTTCCGATTACTTTACCTGTGAACAGGTTATTCTTTTGATAGTGGAACTCAACGTCGTCCACCTTGACGGTTACGGGCTGGGCCGTAGTTTGCAGCCAGTCCTCGTCCGGAATTGAGTTGCAGTTATAGTCGCCGTCCTCGGTATTGCAGAAGATGTCTCTGTCATCCGACCCGGCATACTCATAGACTAGCAAGTCTGTAACTCTGGTCTTCTGATTAGCATCATTCTCATTGGCACGGATACCCGTAAACACGACGTCCGGCACCAGATACTCAGAAACGATGCTGGCCTGACTGCCATACGTGACCGTCCAGCCGTCCTGTACGTCGATGATGTCATACCAAGTATTGATAGCATCGTAGTACAAATCCCAGGCCGGCATCAAGTCAATGCCGATGTCTTGCGGAACCTCGGTGTGCTGGTCAAGCTTGCACGGCAGGTAGTTGCTGTGCTCAAGCCAGAACTTCTGATACTCATCGCCCCAGGCCGGCTCGGTCGGGACTGTGTCCAGGTCAAACTCACCATCAGGGTTCATCAGCTCAAAGTCAACGTCATACATTGCACCTTCTGCATAGCCAGCCGGTGCCTGTCCTGTGAACCAGCCATCATATTGCTGGACTGGACAGTTTTCCTCGTTACCTACATCGCAGTACATAGTGTTGTCCGGGTAGGTAGTCTTGGTTGTGTTCCCACTGATAATCAGGTTGGTTTCCAGACTCAGCCGGTACTGGTTGCCGTACGCGTCAATTGCGATGCTGGTTCCCGGTATCAGCACAATCCACTTCTGCTTGGTCATCATGCCGAACATCTGCGAGGACGCTTCCATGAAGTAGATATTCGTGGGCGTTTCAAACGCGATATAGCCACCGAAGAAGTTGTATGCACGCACGCGTGTACGTACTTCCTCAGCCTGGCCGATGAACGGATTGATAGTTTCAACCTTCGCAGTCGCAGTAAGCTGCGACGCAATCGAAATCTTGCACAGGCCGCGTCCCTTGAAGATGGCCAACGGCTCGAACCCAGCCGATGAACACTGCCCGTACGGACTAGTCAGTACATAGCCGGGCAAAATGGACGTCTGGAATGAGAATGGGATATTGGCATCGTTGGTATTAGCTGCCACCAGGATACCGCGTGTGGTGTAGATGACGAAGCCGTCCGGGCTCTTGCCCAAGGCCTGCAATTCGCCGTACGCACCCAACACGTTAATAGCCTGGCTGCCGGCCCCGGTCCCGGTGCTGCTAAAGTCCAGCCTGTCCGTGGCACTCGACCAAGATACCGTATCGTTGGTTCCTATGATTAAACGCAAGCCAGAGCTCTCGACCCTCGTCGGTGTATAGGGAAGTTTGGTTGTTACGTCCTCCACGCTACGCAACGTCCCATTGATGCACCATACGGCGTGGCCGCCACAACATAGCCAGTAGTCACCCTCAATGAATGTGCTGCTCCATATTGTGTCCCCGTCATAGTTATAGCCTGTAATGGTGAACAGGTATTCCATGCCGTGGTCGGTTTCAATGTAGACCTTGTTGCCCGTAATCATCAAGCTGTTCAGTACCGTGGCCTGCATCAATTGCGGGGTGGTCAGCCTGAACTTGTGGGCAAATTGCGTTTCAGTTCCGTAGCCAGCCTGTAGATGTGTGCCAACAGGGATGTAATTGTCCATGCTGGCAACTGCAAGTTCACGCTGACGTGCAACTGTTCCGGGGGCAAACGTAACGGTGTTTGTTTGTATTGCTACAATAGCACTCATTTTGTCCTCCTATTTGTTCTAGAACAGGTATACAATACCATACCCCGGAAATTTAATCAATGTAAAAATAAAGGGCTGGTCGAAAGACCAGCCCTTTGTGCTAAGCTCTGAAATACAGACGATATGCGTTGGTGTAGCTGCCGCCTTTGAACAGACGAATAGGTGAAGGAAGCTGAGAGCCAATCGAGATAATCTCGGTATGGGCAGGTTCCTGCGTGTCCGTCATAGAACAGAACAAGTTCGTATAGGCCTTGTCCCAATTGTCGTTCTCGGCGCCGCAAGTGAACGTTACCGGCGCGAACAGCAATGCTGTAACGGTTTGGGATGATACCGTGGTTCGGATAACGTCCTGGATGGTACACGTTTGCCGGCTATATCCCTGAGCAGCAGTCGGTTCTGTCCAAGCATGAATTTCATTAGTGTCATCTTTGGTGCTGACACCGGACAGGCACCCTACTTGCCACACGGCCGGCGTAACCTTCTGAGCGATAACGCTCGTCAAGATGTCGATGCCGGCATACGTGAGGAAGTTTTTGGTCCGGCACACTTCGTTGCCAGTCTTATCGTACGTGATGTATTCACCGCCGTACGGCTTCAAGCCGCGCAGGGCTTCAGAGAGTTTCTTGTAATCAATCATGTGTATATCCCCTTAATTCCTGTCAGGTTCTTGAAGATTTGTTTGTGATTGTTGGCAACCGCCGTCCACGTCGAGGAGTTGGCAACGTCATTGAAAGCATTAAATACTTCACGGACGGCGATTGCACGTACAGCTTCGTAGTAGTCCTCAAGCAGCCAGTTCGTAACCTTGGCTCTGGCCTCATAGTCGGCTTCCTCACTGCCAAGAGTGTCGACGTACGAGTAGCGCTGGGTGTCCGGGTCGAAGTAGCGGTACTTCCATGCAGACTCTTGGCCCTCACGGATAGCAGGCTGTTCGTCCTTAGCTGCATAATACTTTAAACGAGGCTGTATCTGGTAATAGGCAACGTCAATATCGCCGCCCAGAGGCGCACCTGAGAAAGCGATGTAGCTTCCTGCGATATAGTAATAGTTGCCTTTAAGTTCTTCCAACTTCCGGCTAACCTTTACAGGGACCGGAATAACTCCATTTGAATATCTCACGTGGGAGATGGCTCTGAGGTTCTTCGGGGCATCCCGCCACATGAACGGCTGCGTAGATGCGCCCTCTGTCTTGATGCGAACCTCAACAAGGTCCTGCTCGTACAGCCCCATGCTTTCCAGCTCGCGGACTGCACCGTTTACCAGAGATGCAATCAATTGCTCCTCACCTTTGCGACAGGTAACCTCGGCAATGTCATCAACTAATGTCGAAAAAGTTTGCATCTACGCCTCCATCTTAGTTACGTTTGACGGCCGCGGGCAACTCCGCAACCTTGGCTTCGGCTTTGGCCGTTTCCTCAACGACTTGTTTCGCCAAGCTGGCCTGGGTCGGTGACTCTGTCGGGTCAACGCGACCGTTACGCTTACCTGCCAGTTTGTACAGGCGGTCTTTCAGCAGGCGGTCAGCCAGCGATTTCGAAACACGCACAACGCCATATGCATCAGCATCGTAGACGACACCGTCCAGCACAACTTTGTTAGAGCCAATCGGGCATTGGACTGCAACCAGTCCTTCAAAAATGTTTTCCATTTGTTTACTCCTTTGTTAGGATAGTGGGCAGCCATAGCTGCCCACCCTGTTGTTATCACGGTTTCAACCCGCCCATCAAGCCGGTGATGATGCCGTGGCAGCGTTCCTGACGGACACGCAAGCCGACCTGCGTAACCAGCGCGTTCATCGTGACGAATTTAATCGGCGAGAACTTGCGGACGTTGGTCTTTTCGAAGTACACCGTGTTAATCAACGTCGGGTTGAACACGACGGCCGTACCTCTGTAAGCGGCCAGTTCATCAAACAGCTTGTAGCCGACGAAGTTAATCGTACCAGAGCCGGTTTCCAGACGCATAATCTTGATGCCGTACTGGGCTTCGCCGTACGAGATGTTGTAGTGAGCTTTGTCCGAAACCATGTCGTTCAAGCGGTGCAAGAACGCATGAGAGACGAACGCGATGTGGCCGTTGTTGCTGTGGCCTTTAACAGTACGTTCCTGAATGGTGGACAGGGCCGTGTTAATAGCCGACAGCGAAACTTCGCCGTCCGAGATGTTGATGCGGTTCGTTTTAATCTGAGCCATCAGGCCGGCGGTCGTGTACAATTTCTTGTCCTGGCCGTCTTGGTCGCGGATGATGTTTTCGGAGGCTTTACCGAACATCAAGGCACGTTCAACCTGCATCGCGTGGTCATCCAGCGAACGTTCGCGGATGTACTGTTCCGGCTTGTAGCCATCCACAGTCTTTTCTTTCAGAGCATCTTCATCGATTTCCGTCGTGCTGACGATTTTCTGAATGAAGTTTTTCTGGAAGGTCGTGTGAAAGAACTTGGGCGGCGGCAAGTAAGAAGCTTCCGGAGTAGCCTGAGCCAACAGGACGAATTCGTCATTCGCCGTGACAGCTTTGGCTTCCGTGCCGGAGAACCCACGTACAACCGTCAGTTTGTTACCGTCTTGTTCCGTGACGTACATATCTTCACCCGTCGAGGTGTTAGAGATGACGAACATCTTCAAGTTGGTGTTTTGAGCGTTGGCGACCGTGATTTCAGTTTTAGCCACGTCCGCTTCCGCTCCGCATTTGAAAATGGGGAAGTCGATGGTTTCGTCTTTCCATTCAAAGATGCGGCTGCTCGTAGACTGCGACGGCAAGGCCGACGTCAGAGCGAACAGATTTCCGTTGTCCCCGGGGTACGACGTCAGAATTTCCCGCGCGGCATCGTTCACAAAGAAGTTGCCGGCAGACATACCCGTGGTGAACAATCCTTTAATACCGAATTGCTGAGCCATTTTGTATCTCCTTGGTTAGTGGTTGTTAAGGCTGCATACCTCTCATTCCGTTCCACCAGTCGTCGTTGATTGACTTACCATCTGTCTGCGTTGTCTGGGGCTGAACCAGCGCGTCTGGGAAATTCTTCTTGAGATATTGTACAACAGCTTTGGCGGCTTCGTTGGGCTTTAACTTGGTCAAGGCCTGTCCGTATTTCTCGCGCACAATCCGGCGATACTTGGGACTCTGGGCATTGGGATACTGCTCCAGCTGTTTGGCCAGAGCAGCGTCCGCTTTAGCGGCCTTGGCGCGTTCCTTGGCTGAGGCGTTGAAACTTTGCACTGCGCCATCGGCGTAGTGTTTAGCCAGCACCATGTTGGAACGGATAGCCTGGATGTGCATTTCCGTCAGGATGTTTTCCAGAGCGGCAATGAACGTTTCGGGCTTACCGTCGGCCAGGGCGCGCTGCAGGTCGCCGGACTTCATCGCGGTCTTGACCTGAGTTAAAGCATATTCGTGGATGCCTTCCTCGAACTTCTTCTGCTCTTCAGCATTGGGAGCGGTAGCAACCACGTCAAACGAGTCGTCCTCGCTGTCATCGTCATCATTATCTGATAAATCGAGCGAATTGTCAATGTTAATTTGACCATCATCAGACTTCTGTGCAGATTTTTCTTCATCTGTAAGTTCAGTCTGTCCTTGTTCGTCCAGCCCCAGATTGTCGGCCGTGTTCGGGTCGTTGGGAACTGTCGTGGAAGTGTACTTGTCAGCTTCAGCTGCGAAATCAACTCCGGTTGTAATTGTCATGATGTAACTCCTTGTTTAATTTGAAGTGTTTGTTGTTATTGTTGAGGCATACCGCCAAGCTGTTCCATCAGGATAGCTTCGGGCGACGTAGCCGGTCCCTGTTCAGGTGTAGGCAGCGCAGCCTGTGTTTGCTGTGCAGCCTGTTCTTCCGGGGTAGGTGCAACGGCCGGAGCCGCTGGGTTTGTCTTGAACTGATTAAAGTCAATGTTGCTGCCACGCAGACGCAGGACGTAGTTAATAGCACCGTAAACGTCAAAGTTCTGCAGCACTTGTGGCATCTGCAACATGTTGTAGATAGCCTGTTGCAAAGCCTCAGCGACGCCGAGCTTATCAATGCCAGCCATGCCGTCAGCGATGACGTAGCGCAAGTTGAGGCCGATGAAGTTCGCGATATCGGCATCGTAGCGCTGACCGTCTTTATCGTCGACGACCTCCAGCAAGGTAACGTGACGCAGCAAGTTATCAACCATAATCTGACGCAACGGCGCCATCATCTGAGTATCAATGCTTGCAGCGACCAGGACGTTACGCTTGTTGCCGGCCTGAACTGTGGCCGCGGCCTGGTACTGTGTTGCACGTTCCAACGATGCAATCTGCTTGAGCATGTCTGTCGGGAAAATGCGCTGCATCATTTCCAGAGCCAGGTTAATGTCCTGCGGAATGTTCGTCAGGTTAACCGGGTTAGACAGCGGGACAACATCCTGTGACAAAGGCTTGTCCGGCATCTGGCGTGTAGCGGGAACCACACCGCCCAGAGCAGCAGCCTTGGACATCTTCTGAATGTCGAACACGTCAGAGCTGACGCCAATCACGCCACCTGCAATGTTCTTCAACAGGGAACGCTGATAGGCAGAGAAAACGAACGAGATAAAACGCTGACAAGAGATAAGCTGCGAGGCCAGCGAGCCGATGGTGTTGTAGTTTGTTTCAGGGTCGAACTGGAACATGCACACCGGCAGGTACGAGCTTTCAGTGTCCTCCGCACCGACTACCCAGTGGGCAGAACGCAGCAATGTGAACTTCCACACAGACGGTTCCGTGCTATCGGACAGGCCGAACAGTTTGGGGTAGATGCGTACATACAGCGTAATCACGCTATCGCCGCGAATTGTGATGTCAGCAGAGGAAGGTGGGGTGTAGTAGTCAGAGCAATCGCCGGACGTGACGGGGAAGTTGTACGGGTCGTAATCTTCGCCCTCCGGCAAGGCCCATACACCAAGACGCAGCTTATCGAAAATCGCATTGCGCGTCATCATCTTGACGTAGCCAGCGTATTCGCCTTCGCGATACATCTTATCCGGAGTAACGCGCTGGTCAAGTATCAGGTTGAAGATATCCGTCGGAACCAGCTTGTTGCCGACCCGCAGCGTAGAGGAAACCTCGGTGCCGTTGGGTGTGTCTTGGATTTCCTGCACAGCGTCCTCAGCCCAGTCCACGAACACGCCACCAAGGTTGCTAACCAGGCCGTGCCGGAAAGCAGCGGTCAGCGCTGCAGAGTGCGAAAATGTCTGAGCGTCCAGTTTAAGGCGGTCAGCAATAGCGTTAGCATAGGATGCTTTGGTTGGGTCCGCGTTAGCAGACCAGATGCCGTCCTCGACCGTAATGGTAGAACCGAGGTAGGCTACAGCGGACTCGACGTGAGCCTTGGCTGTGGTAAGGTTTGTGGGAGGAGGAGCAGTGGGATAGCCCTCTTTGTACTCATCGTCAAGCAGCTTGTCCGTGGCGGAGTATTGCACGCGTCCGTTATACTCCTGGATGAGCCCCTCCAATGTTTCGCGTTTATCGCCCGCCGGGATGACGCGCCCCAGAAGTATCATATCCTGCAGGAAGCTCTGCAATTTATCGTACTGTTCCTGGGACAGCTTCGTCAGGATGTTTTCAGGTGAGCGAAGATTGAAGCCAAGAGCGGACGCCGTAGTATCCAGTGCCTTCTTGGCTTTCGGTATTTTCTTTTCAAATTTAACAACCATGGTAGTATTCCTTTTGGTTTGTTGCCATGTATGTATACTAGCATATCTTGTGGCAGATGTCAAGAACTATTTTCTGGGCTGTGCGGGTGGCGGAGTGTGCCTCACTAGCGTGCCCAAATCACCAGCCGAGGTAGCCTCACTGTCCGTGCCACGGGTGGCTTCGCCACCCTTTTGCTTCCGAAACAAGGAGTAAGCCCGCCCGTCCCAGCCAACCATCCAACAGAGTGCCTTCCAACGGCCGGCTCCCGCCGGCCTCTCCCACGGGTGCCTCCGGCACCCTCCTACCAGCCTCGCTTCGCTCGGCCATCCCAACGCTCCCTCGACTCGCTCCGCTCGTCTGCGTTCGCTTCCAGCCTCTGCACCAAATGGAACCTGGAACGTTGGACGCTGGGCGTCTAACCATGGCCTCGGCGTTGGCCTTGACCTCGACATTGAAGCGATGCCTAACCTTGACTTTGACGCGACGCAGGCGCGTTCCAGGGCATCGAGATGTCCGGCCCGGCCAGGCTGTCGGCCCAGTCGCTGTGCCTGTACTCGGAACGGAGGGCGTCCACGCCGGTGAAGCCCGTCCGGTTCAGAGAGCTTTCCTGCATCATGGCCAGGCGCGGGTCGCCGACCGACTTACGCATCAGGTGCCGGTACGATTGGGCGGCCATGGTAATCATGGCGCAGCAGTCGATGCGGTCATCGTGGCACGTCTTGCTGCCTACAACGTAGGTGTTCAGCTGGTTAAGTATTGCCCAGTCCGTCCGAGCCAGCCGGTAGACGTGGTTACGCAGCATTGATATCCAGGCATCGATGCGGCTCGCCTTGCTGGCCCGGCTAGCTATGGGCCGGACTATGATGTCGCCCGTCAGGCCACGCGTAGCAAGCTCGCGGTCCATGAGCGGTATCAGGGCCTTCTGGTAGGCTATGGCCTCGATGCAGACCAGACGTATGCGATACTGCAGTGCCATAGATATGGCCGTGTGCAATAGCTTGATGGGGTCCATGCCCGTCCCGTGCCGGCACGCGACCAGGTTCCAAGCCCGGTTTGCCCAGCCATGCACGCATACGACGCTCTCGTCGGCCCGGCTACTATCGCTGATGGCCGGGTCAATAGTGATGCATCCGTACTCGATATCGTCCGGGTACAGGCCGGAATGGTACTCAATTTCGTCCGCGCCGATGATACCGCCGGCATCATCGTCCACGCGGGACATCTTCTGGGCCAGCCATTCCTTCTTCATGCCAATCTCGCAGTACTGCCTGAACTCTGCAAGCAGCTTATCGAGCGGGAAGCGCTGCTCCCACAGGGCCGTCCCGTCCGATTTGATGGCTGAGAGGATGATGCTGTGCCAGTTAGTCAGGCTGGGCAGCTCGGCGATGAGGCTTTGCTTGTTGTTCATGTTGCCAATGTAGACACAGCGTTTATTCTGCTCGTCCATCAAGAACAGCATGGTTTCAAAGAACCAGGCCTTGGTATCTTCGTACCGTATATCCTCGTTCTTGTCCTTGGCCTGCTCAATATCGTCGCAGATGATGAGGTTGGGACGCATATTGTGAACGTTCATACCTTGCAGGGCACTATCACGTCCGCGCGCAAGCAGTACTTTGTACTGGCCGTTCTGCATGAACTCGTACTCGCCGAGGCCGTCACGCTCGATGATTGGCTCAACCTTGCCATAGACCTGCTGGAAGAACGTGCTGTTGATGATAGACCAGATTTCACGCGTACTGTTGGTTGCATCCTTGATGTTTCGGTTGATAACTACGACGAACGGGCTCTGATTTGTCATCAGGGCCTTGGCCGCGGTCGCACGTGCAATCATTGTCTTGGAAAATCCACGCGGACAGACGCATACTAGGTACTGGATGGCCGGGTTGGACATGGCCTCCAGCAGTTCGCCGTGGAAATCTGGGATGTCCAGCGTCAAATCCGGGTAGCACTTGGCTAAAAAGAACTTGGGATGGGCGTCCAGCAGCTCCCGTGCCTCTTTCACTGTGCCTTGCAGGACGGTTTCGGGCGTGCTAGCCAGGTTTATGGTCGTATCTTCGATGGTTTCCGCCTGCTCTGTGCTCCCCGATGAACGTAGAGGCGGGCATTTCTCGTCAATTTCACTCATCGCTGTCCTCCTCGCTGTTCACAAACAGAATATCGTCGATATCCTCGACGCGTAACGACGTAACTTCCTTCACCGGCTTGGCAGGCAGGGCCGGCCCTGCGTTCTGGTCTATGCCCATGGCTCGGCTGTACAGCGTATCTGTGTCCAGGCCGTTGACTACGGACTTGCTACTGTCTGAAAACACGACTGTGCCGCCGTCCTGGCCGTTGTGCAGGGCGTTTTGCAGCAATGTATTCATGTTAATCACGATTTGGGTGTTGGCGTTGAAGCTGGCCTGCTTTTCCTGCTCCAACTTGCGCTCCTCAAGCCGCACCTTGGTCGCGTACTTGAGTGCATCCAGGACAAAGGACGGGTCCGCGTACCCTTGCTGGACGTTGTAGATGGTCTGTTTGAGGGCCTCTTCCTCCAACGTGGCTATACCCATAGCCGTCGTTATGGGCTTGACCTCGACATTGGCCTCTGCAATCTCGTACTTGGCAGTGTATTCGGGACATGTTTGCAGGGTGGTCAGTTCGGACGGGCTAATTCCGCAGACCGTACAGACGGACTTGTCACTTATGCCGTTGGCTTTGAGGCGTGCTATCTTGTCTATCATCTTTTCGAACCGCGCGACCAGCTCGGCCTGCGGGCTCGCTTCTTGAATTTCAGTATTTGTCATGGTTCTAACTCCTTTGCCGGGACCGGCTATGCTTTTGCTGCTAATAGCATACCATAAACGATATAATTTGTCAAGAACTTTTTTGCTCGAAAATTCGGTTTGTGTGATTTGACACTTAGCAAGGTATGGGTTGGTGTTTGGTAGAGGTTGAAAATTTTTG